GAGGCACTGGCGAAAGAAAGCGTACCAGACCCGTTTGTGGTCAAAACTTGATTTGCTGTGCCATCTGTAGCTGGGTAAGAAAGATTACTTATAAGAACCTTGCCAGTTCCGTTTCCGTCTAAAGATAAGTTGGCATTTGTATTTGTAACAGTTATGGCGTTTCCGTTAATGTTTACGTTGTCTACATCTAGGTCGCCAACAATATTTGTTGTGCCAGTTACATTAACGGCCCCTGTTCCATGTGGAACTATTCCTATATTCCCATTTGAAACAGAGACAATAGACTGCCCATTAACATCTAAATCTCCCCCAAGCTGAGGAGTCAAATCGTTCACAAGATCAGTGTTGGGCGTCAAGGATTTAAAAACTCCGGATGATCCGCCGCCGTCACCAGTAACCGCTTGAGTGGCACCAGAAGCAATTTCTACACCATTTGATGTAGAGTAAGTAACGCCCTTATATATTACCCTACAAGCGGAGTCTGTTTCGTTTTTGATGCTGTAATGCTTTTCTTGATCTGTAGGTGTTACCCTAAGCTCAAATGTCGCCCCCGGAGATCCTGTTAAAACAATAACAGTCTTGATGCCGTCAGAAACAGACCCGTCATTTGTTGTCAGATCTTGGCTACCAACTATAGAAATCTGAGCCTGCCCATGAAGAGCTTCGTCAATAATGTCAAAGTTAGTGTTGGTAGTTATGCCCCATGTACCTGACTGATCCCCAGTACCCGGCTTTTCTATCCCCGTATTTTGTGTATATGTACTTGGCATTTAAACCACCTTTTCAGTCCATGTTTCTATTGTACCACTCGCGTTTATAGGTGTCCACGCACCGCCAGAAATACTTATCTGTACCCATGTTTCGGCTGGAGTACCCGCGTTTATCTTCGCCCACAACAAATCCCCATCTGCTTCTTGAGTGAAAGAAAAATCTACATTGAAGTCGTTTCTGTAAATTAAAATGCCAGCAGTTTCTATAAGGTCGAATGTAAAGCTATTTTCAGATGAGGCGCTGGTTACTATACCTCCAGCAGTCGAGCTTTCAAATTCAGAGGATTGCTCAGATAAACCTGAAGCAGTAAAATTAGCCGCCGCCGACTGAGTAAAGTTAGCAGACTGATCTGAAGTTCCGCTGGTTATTTTTAAGGCATCTGATTTTTGTGTAAAGTTTGCAGACTGTTCAGACTGAGCCACAGCGGTTTTTATCGCTTTAGAAGCCTGATCAAAACTTATAACTTGACCAGATATAGCAGTAGCAAATCTAGTTGGTGCTGACTCTTGTGTAAAATCAAAAGATGATTCTGAGATACCAGTAAGGACTCCAGAGCCAACACGGCTTATACTGGATATAGCATCCATGCTAGACACGCCTGAGAATACAGGAGAGCTAATTTGAGATGAGGTAAAGTTTGCATCAACAGATCCAGAGCCAAAGGTCAAAATACCATGACTTGCTATAGCTCTTTCTGTTATACAAAACTCACCAAACATTATCCTGAAATTTCCATAACAGTAAATGATTGTGTGCCGACTACTGCACTTCCAACGCCAATATTTAAATCTGAAACAGAACTATTATATTTTCGGCCTCTAATTGTATATGTTCTAGCTGACGTACTACTAGCACTTATCGAATGGCTCATTGTTATATAGGAGAAAATACGAGTTTCATCTTTGTATTCAGTAAAAGGGCCTGAGCCATCCATCGGTTGAGTATTAAGCTGTGTATTTCCTTCAAAAAAAGCTAAACCATAACCGTTTGCTCCACTCGTTTGTTGCGAAACATTACCAGACCAGATCAATAATATTGTACTGTTTGATTTCTTTGGCGTAAAAGTAATTGATACAGAAGAGGCGGTATAAGTGTTTCCTGTAATAGCAGTGTTTGATCCACTTGTGTCTGTTGCAACTTGAATAACAGAACCAGAAGGCAAATTACCAGACGGAACGGTAGCGCTTGTCCCTAACAGATTAGAAAGATTACGGGCGTTACTCATACCTTACTCCGGCTTCACAGGCCAAACAACAGTGTCTAGCGATTGATAGGTGTCGGTTATGTCACGCAGTGCCTGACGATAAGATGCGCGATCCGAAGACATGGTAAGATCAGATGATGCCCACCAATCTGTTTCAGCGATACGTCTATTACGCTCTTCACGAAGTAGTTTTAAAGGCTCTTCTAGGTTAAGCTCGGATAACTTTTTTTCAATTGCATTCCATGTAATGCCCTGCCAGTCGTCATCTTCATAAGACTCGATAGCTGTGCCGCTGTCATCTTCGCCCATAATCACAGAGAACATAGTGTTGAACTCATAAGCATCGGTTGGCTCTCCGCGTAGAACCCACTGAATGTCTGGATTTAATTCTTTGATTGCTTCTGATACTGATGCCATGTTTTTAACCTATTAATTTTGCTGAAAACACAGTTGCGCCTTCATGGTCACTGGTGGTATGCGGCATATAAACACTATTCCAACCTACCGCTACTTGTTCGCCAGCAGTTAATTCTAAAAACCCAGAATAGGACAATGTATAATAGGCATAATCATTAGATGTCCAAACCCTATAAATTTCTTCACCAGTAGTCCCATTAGAATCTAGCTTAATAACAACTAAAGCACGATAATTAGTTGAGCCACTGCCATGCCCACTCCGAGCAGAGATTTCATATATTCCATTAACAGGCGCAACTAATCTTCCGTTACTGTATAGGCTTCCTCTATTAACATCTATCTGGCTAAAGCTATTAATGTATGTTGTGTTGCCTTCATCAGAAATATTACTTAAAGAAAGCCCAGAAATAGCCGCGTTTCCGTTTTGACCTCTAACAGAAAACATAGGCTGGTTAGAGCCATACAATAGTTTTTGACCGGAAGTAACATTACCACTGCTGTCAATCGACAGCGCGGTGTTCGAGTTTGTCGGGTCTTGAATCTGGGAGACTTTTAATATGCTGGTCATCCGCCAATCTCCATCACAATAATAGTGCTTTGCCCATAACTAGTACCTGAAGTTTGGTAATTACCATTCATGGCAAGAGTAGTTCCGCTATTTTGATTCGCTAACTGAGCTTTGTATGTTATTGCGCTTGTTGTTGCGGGGCTATCTAAAAGAATAACAGTGTTCAACATAAACTCATAAAGTGAATTACTACTATCTGCTCCATATTGCCACGGCCAAAGATTACCACTGTTTCCTGTTATTATTGTAGAATCTCTTGCAATAGCAAATTTTGAACGGTTGTTCCACCAATTCGTTCCAACATACAAACGAGCATCTATTAATATTTTACTGCTAGTAGATGAGGGTGTAATTGATACCGTAAGAAAATCAACATAGCTTGTTGAGCTTGTGGTAGTTCTGGCGGTTGATTTTGTTTCTTTTACCTGCAAGACATGACCCGGAATATACACTCCGTTGTTTGTGGTCTTCTCATTTATTGTATCTACAAATAATGTACTCATCTCAACCTCTATCCCGCTATTTCTGTAAGCAAGAATGTTGATGAAGTTCTGGCATAGTTATCTGAGCCTCGCCTGTTCATGTACCAAGTTTCACCACTCCCAGTTAATGCCCACTGCATTTTATAAGTGATTGCGCTGGTTGAGCTTGGGCTATCTACAAACATATGACTAGCTTGGTGGAATACACTGTTTGCACCATCATAGTTTTGCATAAACACATTATGTGTATCTGCACCAACACCTTGTCCAATCTCTGTGCTACCTCTAAGAAGTTTCATCATACAACCAGTTCCTGTACTATTGGAGCATAATAAACCAAAGCTAACTTGGATTAGTATTTTACTACTTGTAGATGTCGGTGTGATTGTTGCAGTCATTGAAGGAATATCAGCGTAAGTTTGTGACGAAATACTTGAAGCCGCCGTGCTTACACTTGACTGCATCTGAATAATATGACCCGGAATGCTTACAGGCGGCGAAGTTGTGCCATTTGCGTTTTTTACTTGGTCTACATTTAGTATCGAAGCCATCTGTGCCTCACAGTATTGTTAAGTTGCCATCAACCGTAATAGTAGTTGATGTATCAATAGTTAACGGCCCAATTGCCAAGGCATTCTTGGTTGAGCCAATGGTAGTGTTCTGGTTTACAGTCTGATCATTCGTGCGGAACGCCGCTGTATCAACCGTGCTATTAGTGGTCTGAAATGACGGAGCGGTTATCTCCCCCGCAAATGTACCTCCAGAAGCCTTACTCACTGTATCAGTAACTGTAAACGCACGATAGGCGCGGATAACAAGCTCGTCATTGAGTGCCGCCGCAGATGCCAGTGTAATGGTATTTCCGTTACTGGGGGTAAAATCAGTGCTGTCGAGGTGTACACCGTTTAAATATACATCCACATCGTTACCAGAGAAGGCTAGTACCGCACCGTTAGCATCTGCCCCTGTAAACGCAGTTTGACTAGCCGTGGCAGTGTACTTAAACAAACCCATCGCATAGCTGGTTGGCTGATCAACGGCGCGACCAAAGAAGCGCACGGTAATTACATCCCCGTTAGCTGGCGCGGCAGAGAATGTCAGGGTATTGCCGTGGGCTGTATACGCGGCAGATGAACCCGGCTCTTGCACTACGTTACCAATAGTCACGATAAGAGCTTCACCGCTCACAACAGACTGCGCTAGTGTAAAGGCTGTGGCGCTTCCATTGCCTGTAAAGTTCTGGAAGGTAATGTCACCTATATTTGGGTCAATGCCTATATATGCCATTATATTTTATGCCTACGTTTTAATAATATAGTTTAAGATAATACTTGGCTGTACATTGTCGTGTGCCGCGCCGCCACCTTGATTTTGTATGTAATTCCCATACGAACTACCGCCTGATTGCAACATGCCGTAAGCCGCGCCTGACCCCCCAAACCAATCAGGGATGCTTCCGCTACCACCTCTTATGTTGTGTCCATGAGCAGGCATTTCGGATACAGAAAGTGTGTGTGTCTCTGACCCGCCATTAGCTCCTAATGTTGCACCATCAACAGTAACTCCTGATGTTAGCCTGTTAGCGGCTGTGCCTCCCATGTTGTCTTTACCACAAACAGTTCTTCCACGAATATCAGGTAAATTAAATGTGCTTGAGCCATCTCCAGCACCGTAGGTTACGCCAATAGCTGTAAACAAATCTGCGTATGTTGAACGAGAAACAGCAGATCCGTCACAATCTAGCCAGCCCGTAGGCGCAGAAGAACCTCCCCAAGGCACTACTGTTCCGCTAGCGGTGCTGTCAGGAATCGCTCCAGAGGCTATACTGCTTGCTACTATTTGACTTATAGGCATCTTATTTCCTTAATTCTCAAGAAAGCGCATACTCATGCGGCTATAATGGTCTGATCCTGATGGAATCCCATACCGATCATCAAAGCCAAAATATAATCGATCCCCCGCATCAAAATGAAAAATGTACGGGCCACCTACTGTGTAATTGGAATAATCGTTATAGGCATAATCTCTTTGAATTTGCGTATAGGTGCTTCCATCGTAATGATAAATCCAAGCAGTGTTGTAGTTGGTGGTGGTGGTGCTGTTGGTTTGAAAGGTCATAAAATATTTGCCACCGAACCCACTTGGAATTTCACAATAACCTCCAGAATTAAGAAGAGCGCCGTGATTAAAGTCTGTTGTAGTCCAGCCAGTAAAATAATCAAATTCAGATGCCGCCGCTGTTAAAGATGTGGACGAAGCCCTTCCTCGCGCCTGACAAGACGGTGTAACTTTAGATAATCCTGAACAAGCAGTTGCACCGCTAACTAAACGAGGCATTAGCTAATCTCCTCATAGCTAATAAGAATCTCAAGATCGCTAGCCGCAGATGCGCCTCCTCTAATTTTTGTCCCTTCTTCAAGATAAATTGAGGTGCTTTTATCCGTCAAAACGAGCATGGTATCTGCTGGAACAGCAATGGTGTTTGCAATCTTAAAGCCAGTAGAACCGTTGTAGTAATCAACAGTTACATCTGCGCTATTAGTGCCATCAACATTTGACACAAGAATTGTGTTGATCTTAAACACCTTCCCAGACGATGCCGCATTAGCAAGGATGTCGGTAGTTAGCGTTGTGGTCAAAGCCGCGCCTACTGTTTTTGCAGTGATTGTTGCTACATTTACTATGTTTGGTGCCGCCATATTATCCTCCAAATACCATTGCTAGAGCTATGGCCTTTCCGGGTGTTGCTTTAGTGTTATCTTCCATTCGTGCGTTAAACTGAGACAAACCCCTGTAGACAACATACACGTTGTTAGTTCCTGATGAGGGCGCGGCATCAAATGTTAGGGTTGTGCCTGTCGCAGTATACGACTTGCCAGAACCCGGCTCCTGCTGAACATTATCAACAAATACCTCTAGCTCTTCGCTTACAGTCACGCCCTTGTTTAGCGTAAACGCAGTCGCAGACCCATTGCCACTAAAATACTGGCTGGTGGGCATTGTGAGCGTGGTCGCTGGTTTTTGTCCTACATATGCCATTATGCTATATAAGTCCCTGAAGATAAGAATGTGTGGTAAGCGTAACCGCCAGACTCAACTACCGTGCCGCCTGAAGCGGTTTGGCTTCCTAAGTATCTAATAATTACTATGCCGCTACCTCCAGCGCCGCCAGATCCACCAGTGTTTCCTGTGACAGGAGATCCTCCCCCGCCGCCGCCGCCGCCTGTGTTTGCTGTTGCGGCACCACCACTATTTGTTCCTCCGGCACCTGACCCGCCACCACCAGCGCCACCAGAGCCAGATGTGTTGTTACCTGTGTAGTCACCACCGCCACCACCGCCAGCGTAATATCCACCTGAGCCTGTTGATGTTGCTGTAGTAAAGGCAGAGTATGTATTGAGGCCAGCACCACCGTTTGGAGTTGACGAACCCGCAGTACCAACTGCACCAGCACCACCTCCGCCACCGCCGCGATAAATACTGCCAGTAGAGGCCGCGCCGCCGTTGTTTCCTTGACCGCTTGTCCCTGACCCGCCAGCCGCTCCGTTACCAGAGCCGCCGCCGCCGCCAGAGCCACCATCTCGGCCCGTGTGACCGCCTGTGCTTGGGGAGCCACCACCACCGCCGCCTATTGCGGTGCTTCCGTCAAAAACAGAATTATTGCCATCATTACCAACTTGACCGCCGCCGTTGTTTCCTCTGTTCGCTGTTTGTTGTGCGCCGCCAGCACCAACAGTTACTGTATAGCTGTAACCTTCAATAACTTGCTTTGAAGCAACGTAAAGAAGACCCCCTGCACCGCCGCCACCAGATCCGTTACCATTACCAAAGCCAGACGCACCAGAACCGCCACCAGCTATAATTAATGCGTCAACTGCAAGAATTTTTCCTATAGAAGTAGAGCCTGTCCCTGCTGTTGATGAAACAAACCATCCCTGCGATGATCCTGAATAAACAACACTCACAACACCGCGCTCTTTTCCAAGCGCATAGTTACTAGCAGATCCATTAATATTATTCCCGTTTCTGGCGAGGGTAATAAAATTAGTATCGGCAGTAGCCGCAACATCAAGAACTTGAACAGTATGACCTTCCGAAGGTGACGCAGGAAGCGTTACCGTTACAGCCCCTGATGTAGTGTCAATGGGATACGCCTCTCCCGCAGAAGCGGTAAAAGATGCGCTTTTTAAAGACTGCCACTCTAACGAGTTAACGTTTAGTGCTATTTGATTTCTGCCAATAACACTTAAAGCCATTATGTAATCTCCAGTACAGACACAGTAACGTCAGCGGCAGATGCTTGACTTGCAGTTACACGAAGAATATCTGAGGCGTTCATCACAATCTTCTGATCGCCGCCAACAGCCACCAGTGACGATCCAACAGGCACAATTGCATCTTTTACAATGTGGACATCGTCACCGTCACTATTAATCAATTGAACAGAAACGGTAACTGAAACAGCAAGTATGTTGGCTACGTTGAGGCCAATGATAGTTGTCTCTGTTGAGGCGGGGCAAGTATACACATCAGCATTACTCGTTCCCACTCCCGTATCTGTAAATGTCTTAAACGAGTTTGCCATTTCTTACCCCAATGCAATTGCAAACGCCAATGCGTTTGGATCTTGCTCAGTTAAATTTACCGGAACGTCAGAAGCATCATTAAAAATCATTTTCTCTGAAGGCATGGTGCAAAATATTGTACGGGTTCCTGATGTCCAGTTTATTTTCTCATCACCAATCGTAAGAGCGGTGTTGTCAGACATCGTAACCGCTGTACTCAACACAATACTTGTCTGGCTGTTAACTGTAGCAATAGTCACAACGCCGGAGATTCCAGAGCCTCTGACGCGCTGTCCCACTGTTAGAGTACCTCCTTGCACGTTATCCACTGTAACGGCTGTAGAGGCGCTCACAGCGCCGTTAACGTCTGCTGTAATCTTTGTGCTACTGCTTTCTAAGATTGTAGTCCTAGCCAGTGTTGTTCCAGACAAGGTATATGTGCCAATACCAACCTCAAAGGCCGTACCATCTGAGCAAGCATAATAAGTGGTGTTTCCATCACCTATTTCAGCAAAGCTATCAAAACTACCCACAGCACCAGCAAGAGTATATGTGCCAGTTCCTGTGGTTGCTGTAGTTTCTTTTACACGGTCTTTGATCGTTAGCGCCATTTTGTAGTATAGTACCTTTTTACTTCAACTCGATGCTAAGGTTACTTGCATTGATACGGAAGATATCACCGGAAGCAATTAACTTAGAAGCGTCTAGCTGTCCGACAAACAACATATTAGAACCATCAAACTTTAGTTTTACGTTGTCTGCCAATGTAACTGATGAACTTAACACAATAGCATTCTGAGATGTAACTGTATTAACTGTTACATGACCAGTAATACCAGCACCTGTTACTACATCCCCAACAGCTATTGTTCCTACGTTCCCGTCAAGAGCAACGTTTGCTGATCCGGACACCGGGCCGTTAACATCCGCCGAAGCAAAGTCTTTGTCAGCAACAAAGGCGTGAGTAACTGTGTAGTTGGCAACGCCACTTGATGGAGGAAACTCAATGTTGTTATCGTTAATAACTCTCTGAGCATCAGATATTACATTGTCACCAACAGAATGAGCGGCGGCGGTGGTTGAGGATGCGCCGCGAGTACAGCCTGTCAAAATGCTTGTCCCTGTAAAGGTCAAAGCGGTGTTGTCAGAAATTGTAATTGCTGAACTAAGAACCAAAGCGTTTTGACTTGTAACTGTGGCAACACGAACAGTGCCAGATATGCCTGTTCCTGTGACAACCATACCTACTGTTATAGTTCCTGAGTTTCCATCTACAGCTAAAGATGTAGATGAAGATACAGCGCCATTAGCATCAGCCTTAGCCGTTCCATCTTTACCAGTGTAGGTAATGATCTCTTGATTCACAACAACTGTACCTGATGTTGGAAATGCTTCCGCATCAGCTAAGATTATTGATGTATCAGAGGCACCAATAGCCACCGCCGCTGTAGTCACAGACTGTTTCCAGTTTGCGGCAGTAACTTGCTGTCTAACATAATCAGCATCTTCAGTTACAATATTAACTTCTGTTATGTTGCCGTTTTCAGCATTCGGTACTGCGGTAGCCAAACCAACGTATATACTATTGCCCGGCGTGGCAAAGGAAAGAGAGTCATTCTTGAACAAATAGTCAAGAATCCTTCTTTCCAGATACGAGGTTGCCGCATTCGTTGTAGCCATTATTCACTCCTTATGTGCGTGGACTAGTGGGCAGGCCTTGCCTGTATGCGTCATTGTTTTCTCTTGCTTCTGCGAGATCTTTCAGTCTTGAGATTGCCTCTTGGAAGCGCCCTTCATACATAGAAATAACATCTTGTTCACCCTTCATGTAGATGTACGCCTCTATCAAAGAGCCATACAGAAGGGCGTTAGGAGCATTGCTACTTAGCCATGTATATTCGTTGTTCGCTCCAGCTGTCAGACTTGCTGGCCTGTAGTAATAGTGAAGCTCAACTGTGTAATTTTGATTTGGTGTAGGCCCAAGAATAAAGTTAGCTTGGACATTACCAGCGCCTACTGTGGCAGTCGCATCAAAGAAACCATAATACTCCGGTCTTGCCTGAGTTGATTGGGCGGGGTAGGCTTCTCTAATAAAATTAACATCTTTCTCCAACAGGTAGCCTTCACTGCCAGAGGTTGTCACGAACAAAGAAAAAGGAGCCAAGAAATCACTTGGAGTGGATAGATACTCATTTCCGCTAGTTAGTGTCGATGTAGCGTTTTTACGAAAGTTCTCTAAGTCAACATTGACAAGAATACGATCTTCGGCAGAGCGAATAAACACAGGCAGATTCGTTACGAATCCTGTCTCGTCATTCTCTGTAAAGTCTTGTATG